AGTCCTAAATCCTCTATTTTTGGCGAAAACAAGCGAACTAGCGGTAACTGGCCACGACCAGCCCCGATTAGAAACGACCACTAACAGTGAGGCGCTATCGTTCGCGGCAGACATTGGGGATTTCTCAGAGAAGGTTTTAGGCGTTGCTTTACAGCCTTGGCAGCTTCGAGTACTTGCCGGGCAAACCGAAATGAAACCCAACGGCAATTTTGTTAACCGTGTTTCGTTGGTGAGCGTTGCGCGACAGAACGGCAAGACGACTGCCATGGCCGCACTTATCGGCTGGTGGCTCTGCACCCAAGGCGGCAACCGTGGCAAACCTCAAACGGTCATAACTTGCAGTCATCAACTCGACTTGTCTACCGCGCTATTTAAGTACCTTGCACCCATTCTTGGTGCCAAGTTCAATGCCAAAATATCTTGGTCATACGGCCGCATGAACTTAGAGATGCCAGACGGCAGCACATGGCTAGTTAGAGCTGCGACCCCACAAGCCGGCCACGGTTACAGCGCCGACCTCATTTGCGTAGACGAGGTATGGAGTGTGAGCGAAGCCGCCATTGACGAAGGCTTGCTACCGTCCCAGCGCGCAAGAAAAAACCCGCTTATGTCTATGTGGTCAACTGCCGGCACCCCCGAGTCAAAGGCCATGTTGCGTTGGCGCGAGCAAGGTATACGCGCTATTGACGCTGGCGACCACGGCCCGCTCTACTTCGCTGAGTTCAGCCCCCCGAGCAACATAGACCCGATGACGCCCGAGGCTTGGAAGTACGCAAACCCCGCGCTTGGTTACACGCTCGACATGTCAGTAATTGAGGCCGAAGCCAAGGCACCAAACCGCAACGCGTTTCTACGCGGGTCGGTCAACACTTGGACTAGCAGCCACTCGGGCTGGTTAGAAAACGGCCTCTGGGAAGCCTGCCTATTTACTGGCGAAGTCCCAGCCGGCGGGGTACTTGCTATTGAGCAGTCCATTGACGAGGCACGGTATGTTGGCGTGCGCGCCGTGCGCGTAGAAAATAAAACCGTAATAACTACAGCATTTGACGTAGACAACATGGCCGAAATGTGGGCATGTGTTGAGCGCGAAGTAGAACGCGCGCCCCAGCTGCGTATCGCCATAACGCCAGTCTTGGAAACTCACTGCCCGCCCAAGCATGAGCGCCGGCGCACTATTGTTGGCTACCGTGAGTTGCTAAAATGGACTCTCGCCGTCCGGTCACTAATCGTAGAAAACCGCATAGGCCAGACTGGCGAAAAACTACTTGCCGAACACGTCGAGCGAGCGACAATGATTAAGCACCAAGGTTCCGTGGCTCTCAGCAGTACTCGCAGTCCGGGGCCTATTGAGTTAGCCCGGTGCATGGTATGGGCCGCCGCTTTAGAGTCGCGCCCAAGTTCTGCCGGCAAACCTTTACTTGTTATCAGCAGGTAGTACACTGACTTGTGGACAGCCGGCCATTTCGTCGGGATTTGGTCGGTTATCCACATTTACCCACATAGGAAATGGCAAGATATCCACATGGCTTTATTTGGACGTAACAAAGTTGCTGCACTCGGCACGTCAGTTGACCCCGAAGTTAAAGCTGCCGTTGGTTATGGCTACGGCGGAAACTCTGGCGCCACCCAAATAAACAATTTCTACGCTTACACCAATGGCGAAATGCGCCAAATTGCTATGAGCGTTCCGACTATCTCACGCGCTCGTGACCTTATGGCCAGCGTTGTTGGTTGCCTGAAACTTGAGATGTATCGCGACATTTGGAACGGCGAAGAAATGGAACCCGTTCCACTCGCCCCCCGCGCTTGGCTTGCTCGACTAGACCCCGACGTGCCAAATAACTTTTGTCTAAGTTGGTTATTTGATGACCTTTTCTTCTATGGAAGAGCGTTTCTTTATGTAAAATCTAGAACTGCCGACGGTTACCCCGCTTCATTTGAGCGCCTACCAGCTGCAATGGTCACCACCCAAGACCAAGCCGGACCAGTATGGTTTGGCCCGTCTAAACAAGTTTATTTTTCTGGTCTGCCTATTGAGTCCGAAAACTTAGTGCAGTTTCTTTCACCAATCCAAGGTTTGCTTTACACGTCAAACGATGCAATACAAACCGCGCTTCGCCTAACCGAAAGCGCACGACGCAATGCCGAAAGCGCCATACCGGCCGGTGTGCTTCGGCAAATCTCGGGGGAGCCTTTAAGCGGCCAAGAACTTGCCGACTTGGCTTCACTTTTTAACGCGGCCAGAATGACAAACCAGACAGCGGCACTTTCGGAGTCGTTAACATACGAGGCCACTACCGCAACACCAGACAAAATGATGTTGGTAGAGTCTCGCGACTTCCAGAGTCGTGAACTCTGCCGGGCCGCCAATATCCCCAACTACCTTGCTGGAATTGACCAAGGCAGTTACCAATACACCACCAGTCAAGGCGCACGCGCCGACCTTTACCTATTTGGCGCCAAGGCTTTTATTGACTGCATAAGCGAAACATTGTCTAGTGACAACGTATTGCCCCACGGCACTTACGTTAAGTTTGACGTTGAGTCTTATTTGTCAGAGTCCTATATGGGCGAAATAGACGTAGAAGAAGAAATCTCAATGCCAACCGCAAACCAAAACCCAATGGATTACCCAAGCGAGGTTAGAAATGATTAGGTTTACCCCCAGCTCTTTTACTGTTGAGGCCGCAAAAGGCGCAACACCTAAGCGCACAATTTACGGTTTAGCCGCCCCATATAACGTGGCCGCACGTACCAGTACCGGGCAAGAAGTACTTTTTTTGCCGGGCAGTTTGCCAGTTGACGGCCCCGCGCCAAAACTTATGCAGTACCACGACTCGACAAAGCCCATTGGCATTGTGACCGAGCGCGTAGAAACACCTGAAGGCGTAATGTTCGCCGCGCGTATCTCAGCCACTAACGCTGGCGATGAAGCATTAACACTTGCCCAAGACGGCGTGCTTGACTCCGTGAGCGTCGGCGCCACCCCGACAGAGTGGACAATGGTAGAAGGCGTTATGCACGTTACCGCCGCTTTGTGGTCGGAATTGTCAATGGTGTCTGAAGGAGCATTCGCCGATGCGAAAATCCACCAAATTGCTGCACAGTCTGATATAGGATTACCAGAGACGGAACCCGACACCGACGAGAACGAAACCGAAAAAGAAACCACAGAAACCCCAGAGGAGTTAACCGTGTCGGAAAACCAAGCACCAGTAGTAGAGGCATCAACACCTACAGCTCCTTTGTGGGCAACTGCTAAACCACAATTTAAGTTGCCAGCACCTAGCGAATACATTGCAGCAATGCACGCAGGTGGCAGCGTTTTCGCTGAGATGAATGCACGCATTCACGCAGCTGCGCCAAACATCACCACCGCTGACACACCCGGTATCCTCCCAGAAATTATTACGGGCAGCACGTATGATTCGCTAAATCCGGTGAGGCCTTTCGTCTCAGCTATCGGGACAAAAGCGATGCCCACCGCTGGCGCAACATTTCGCCGTCCAAAAATTACGACACGACCAGTAGTAACAGAACAGCCAACTGGCCAACTCAACGCGCTCGACTCATCAACCGTTGTTATTTCAAACAATGACGTAAGCAAACTTACTTTTGGAACTTACGTCACCGTGTCAGAACAAGACCTTGACTGGACAGACCCCGCTTCAATCAACATCATTCTTGAGCAGTTGGCAATCGCCTACGGCCAAGCAACCGACAACTACGCAGTAGACCAGTTGGTAGCACAAACCACACAAACCGAAACGCTTAGCAGTTTCTCGGGGCAAAACATTGTCGAGGCTATCTACGGTGCGGCTTACCAAATCTCAAACACAAGTAACTACTTGCCAACGCACTATGTTGTCTCGCCAGTAACTTGGGCAAAATTGGGTATGGCCGTGGACAACCAAGACCGTCCAGTGTTTCCATTTGTTGGCGCACCTAGCCTTGTTGGTCAAAACGCAGCTGGTACACAGTCTGCAACTTCATGGAACGGCAACCCATTGGGCTTGTCGCTTGTAGTTGACAAAAACATGGCTGGCGGAACTTCAACCGGCACACTTTCTGGTGTAGTTGGTCACGCCGCTGGCGCTGCCGCTGGCTTCGAGTTCTACGAGCAGATGAAAGGCGCAATTTCAGTAGACGTACCAAGCACGCTTGGCCGCACTATTGCGTTCCGCGGTTACGCAGCTGTCTTCATGGCAGACGCAACCAAGTTCGTCAAACTCGTAAACGCATAACCCGAAAGGCGGTTATCCGCCATGGCGGTCTACTCAATCACGCACAAGCAAATCGTTGATAACTACGGCGTTTTGCAACTGCTCACTAACGCGCTGGTACAGCCCGGCGACAGCATCACAGTGGCGGCCGTTGACGCAACATTCAACGGCACGCGCACTGTGTACGCATGCCCGCAGTTCTATTATTTGGGCGTAGACGAGTACGGCGACCTGCTTTTTAACTACGACTTGCCGATACCAAACCAAGTCTTGTTTTCATTGACGGCGGCAGACGTTGAGCGCGGCCCAGCAACCGGCACGCTTACGTATGCGCCTACATGCACTTGGGTCACCGCTGCGCAAATTGAAGACTGGTTAGGCATCGGAACCGCCACGGCTGCCGATACCACATTCTTGACTCAGTGCGCGTCAGCTTGTAACGCGTTTGCATTTCGTCGCAGGCAAGAGGCTGGTTACATAGATAACCCGAGCACTAGCCCCAGCGGCGATATCACGCTTGGCACAATTATGCTGGGGGGTGCGTATTACCGAAATCGGGGAAGTATTGACCAGTTCGCTAGTTTTGGAGACGGTGGCGCAGTAAGCGTTACGGGCTTGTCTGGCATGATTAAACAACTGCTTGGCATTGACAGACCGCAAGTGGCCTAGCGCATGCCAGTGACCTTTACAGACCTCTTTAACGAGGCTCTAGACGACCTAGTAGCAACGCTCACGGCAGTTAGCGGTCTACAAGTAGTTAACGACCCGCGCAACCTCGTGCCGCCATGCGTATTTATTGACGCACCAACATTCGAGGCGTTTAACTTCAACATCGTAAAAATGTTGTTCCCCGTGCGCTGCATCACTCTTGGCCCAAACAACCTAGACGCGCAACGGTCACTTATGAACCTTGCCGCCAAGGTCATTGGCGCTAAAGTTGGTGTGCAGGACGGCCGCCCAACCATCGCCATTATTGGTGGTGCTGAGTACCCGGCCTACGACTTGACCATAGCCATGCAGGCCCAAACCGGTTAGGAAAAACATGTACGTAGTAAACAGTCCCAGAGTCGGCATCGTCGGCGAACCTTTTAACCCAGACGGCCACGACGTCGCCTACCTTTTGGCTGGCGGTTTCATTGTCGAGAAATCACACACTAAGCCCGCAAAATCTGCTAAAACAGAAGCAGAAGAAAACCCCGAGGAGTAAACCCCATGGCAACTAGTACCTATCTCTCAAATCCAAACGTGCTTTTTGGCGCTGTTGACTTGTCAGACCAGTGCACAAGCGTGCAACTTAACCAAACCATTGAGGCTTTAGAGTCCACTGCATTTGGTGGCACTGCTCGCGTTTACACTGCTGGCCTTCAGGCAAACGAACTTACGTTAACAATGTATGCGAGCTACGCAGCGAGCGAGTCGTACGCAACGCTCAGCACTCTTGTGGGTACACAAATCGCAACTATCATTGTTTCACCAGTTGCGCCAACAACACCCGGTACCTACTCAGCGACAAACCCCGGCTTTACTCTTAGCGGCGGATACCTTGAAACTTTGCCAGTTATGAACGCTTCAATGGGCGAACTTGCCACCATGGATATTGTTATCCGCGGCGGCACCTACACCGTAGACGTATCTTAAAAACCACAAACCCGAAAGGTAGCCCGACATGCAATTACGGCTAAAAGTACAACGACAAAACGAAGACGCCTACGAGGTAACCACTAACCTTGCTGTCATTGTCGCATGGGAAAGGCGTTTTAAGCGTCGCGCCAGTGACTTAGGCTCGGGCGTTGGCATGGAAGACTTAGCTTTTATGGCTTACGAGGCCAGCCAACGCTCCGGCATTATTGTGCCCGCATCGCTCGACGCGTTCATTAACACTATTGAGAACCTAGAAGTAGTGGACAGCGAGCCGGCAACTTTTACCGTGCCGGGACTATCCGGCGACAGTTAGCAGAGCTTCTATTACACACGGGCTGGTGGCCCCCAAGTGTAGACTTTGAACTACCAGATTTAGCCACCGTCATAGATGTACTCGAAAGGCAGCGTAAACAAAATGCCCGCTAGCGCGTCTTATCAGGTTTACGGTATCCAAGAGGCACTAGCTGAGATAAACAAAGTAGACCGTGTTTTACGCCGGCAAATTACTAAAGACATACAATCTGGCGCTGGCACTCGACTTGTTACAGCTGCGCGCTCGTTTATTCCCACGGCCCCGCCATTGTCGCGCATGGTCAATGGCAACATGATTAAAGGCCGCGACGGCACGGGCTGGTCACGCGCCCGTGTCCTCGCTGGCATACGCACCGTGGTTGGCAAACGTGGTCAGCGTGCCCGCACTGTAAGGTTCTCTAACGGCCGTACAGCCGATTTTAAGGCGACGCAATACCAGTTACTGGTTCTACAACAGCGAGACGCAGCCGGCGCAATCTGGGACCATGCAGGCATCAGAAATGGTGGCCAGTTTGTTACTAACCTTTTGGCTGAAGGCGAGCACGTCGGCCCCGCAGCTGCGCCCCGCGCACTACAACCAGCCGCCGAAAGTGTGCTACCCGCCGTCGAGGATGAGGTAGGCAAGATAGTTGAGCGCGTTATGACTATTGTTAACCGTAACCTTGTAACGACTAGGACGCGCTAACTATGGCTATCAACATTCCGATTATTTCAAGCCTAAACACTAAAGGTTTTGACGCAGCCAAAAAAGAGTTTGCCAGCCTGCAAGGTTTCGGCGCTAAGTCGGGTTTCCTGCTACAAAAAGCAATGCTTCCCGCCGCCGGCGCTGTCACCGCATTGGCTGGCGGTTTGGGTATGGCCGCGAAGGCAGCGGCAGAAGACGAGAAAAGCGCAAACCTTTTAACCCAACAGTTAAAACGCACACTTGGCGCTAACGATGAAGTAACGGCCAGCATGGCTAGGTTTGTAGACCAAACGCAATTAGCCACAAACGTGACCGACGACGAACTCAGGCCTGCTTTGTCGGGTTTGGTGAGGTTCACGAAAGACGCTCAAAAAGCACAAGACCTTTTAACTTTAAGTGTCGACACGGCAATAGCAACCGGTAAAGATTTAACCGCTGTCAGCACCGCCATTGGGCGTGCGTACGACGGCAATTTTACGAGCTTAAAGAAGTTAGGTATTCCGCTCGACGACAACATAATTAAAACAAAAGATTTTGCGGCAGCACAAAAAGCGTTAACGGACCAATTTGGTGGTGCGGCAGCTGCAAACATGAACACTTTTGCAGGCCGCCTAAAGAACGTCAAAATACGTTTTGACGAGTTTGTAGAAACTGTCGGCTACAAAGTCTTGCCCATTGTTGACTCACTATTACGGAATGTCACAAAACTTGTGGACATTTACGGCCAAAAAGGTTTAGGCGGCGTACTTAGTTCAATTAAAGACAATTTCTTAAAAGCAACAACCAGTGCAGACGGACAAGTAACAACACAAGGCAAGCTTTACAACGGGCTGGTACGCACACGTAACATGTTTACTCGATTAGGCAACGGCCTTAAAGAGTTTGCTAACGACGTGTCTTGGGGTAAAACCAATTTTCGTATTACCGAACTAAAAAACACCATCGGAACAGACTTCAGAAAACAGGTAGATTTCTCAGTCAACTCAATGCGCGAAATGGCTAAGGCCATGAACCTTGTTTCTGTCATGGGGCCAGTCGCTTCGCGGTCGCTATCAGAGTTTCGTCAATACGCACTCGACATGGCACCAGTACTAGCCCAAGAACGCTTAGACAAACTAGCCGCAGCTGAAGAAGCCGCCGCCAAGGCAGCCACGGCAGCCGGCATTGCTAACGATAAAGCCAAGGAAAAAGCGGCAGCGCATACCGCAAAACTTAAACGGCAAGCAGAGGCAGCCAAAGAAGCAGCCAAAGCTCTGGCAGAGGATTACGCACGCGCTTTAGAAAACGCTGTGCAGCTAGTTAAAGACAAGTTCGCGCCAGCACTCATGCGCGCCAATGAGCAACTGACCAAGGCCACCGACACCTACAAAAACTTCTATGACGCAACCCGAGATGTAGTGCGCGGCATATTTAATGTCGGCGACGCTTGGACTACAGCAGCCGGTAGCGAAGGCGCAAAAACCTTTTTTGGTGTACTTGACGAACAAGCCAAAAAGGCTGGCGACTTATCAACTGGCATAGAGAAACTTATTGCTGCCGGGCTAGACGACCCCGCACTCTTAAAGTCCATTCTTGACTCTGGCGCAGACGTAGGCCTAGAGATAATTAACGGTCTACTTGCCGGCGGTAAAGCGTCCATAGACCGCCTTAAAGGCATTTCTACAACTATTAACGCAGCTGCCGACCGTATCGCCAAGTTGACTGCCGACAAGTGGTTCAAGTCTGGTGTTGACCAAGCCCAAGCAATAGTAGACGGCGTGAACAGCGTTATCGCGGACACAGAATTTAAACTAAAATTTGCTGTAGACCCGCCAAGTGTTGCCGCTATCGGCCAGCAGTTAGACGCAAACCTAGGCACCGTGTTTGGTGGCGGCGCGGCACCCGCACCAGTAACTAACCCATTTGGGCCAGTCTTGGGCAGCATTAACGCAAGCCCCAATATGGACGGCAGCCGTGTATCTAACGAAACATCCAACGTAACTATCAACGTAAACGGTGGCGACCCGAACGCAGTAGTAAGCGCTTTACGTGCCTACATGCGCACAAACGGCAGTGTGCCTATTCGAGTAAGTAACGCGTACTAATGGCCGTACAAAGTTTTGTCGTTGACGTAGAAGGCGCGTCTGGTACGCCGGCTATTACTTTAAGCAACGTACAAAGCATTAACTTTAAGACTGGCCGCGAGCGACAGTTAGACCAGTATTCAAGCCTTAGCGGCACCATTGTTGTACGCCAACCATCAGCGCCTAACTCGGTTATTAAGCCCGGTTCAACTGTCAAAGTTACATGGGACGACGGCGGTATATATCGCAGCCAATTTTCTGCAAGCATTTCTAACGTGCAATTTACTTACGGCATACCGTACGTTGGCACTACCGGCAACGCCGACTATCTCACAATTAGTCTTGAAGGTTACTTAGCGCGCTGCGGTAGAGCTAGCGGCGAAAACTACGCCATGGCAGCCGGCACAATTTCGGCGCAAACCGCAGCGGCAACTACGGCCAGCGGTCTCACTATCAACTATTCGAGCAGCGGCACGGGGCCAGACATGGCGGCAACAACCGTAAGCGGCACTTGGGGGGACTGGATTAACAGCGCGTGCATAACAACTAATGGACGTATGCGCGAAGCTTTTAACGGCGTCTCGTTGTTTTCCCCATTTGGTGCACAAGTAGCAAACATTAACTTTAGCGACACTACAAACAATGCCAGTTTCCAAGTGTATGACAACATCGAGTTTGCTAGTTACGCCGACAACTTTTACAGCCAAGTGACCGTAGACCCAGAGTCTTTTGCAGCGCAGACCGTGCAGACAGGCGTTAAGCCGTTTCGCACGTACACGGTCAACACGCTTAACGCGTCTACAGGACAAGCCAACGACTACGCCAACTATTTGCTCAACAACTTTACGGCCGCGCCATTGGCTATTTCGTCTTTTTCTTGCTTAGCTAATGCTCAGAACTCTTTTAAGCTCTGGAACCTAGCCACTAGCGGCGGGTCACTAGAAATTGGCACTTGTGTTGGCGCGCAAGTGAGCGTGGCTTTTCGTGGCACCACTTACCAATGCATTATTGAAGGCGCAGCATTTAGTGCGGTACCCGGTGAGGCTCGATACACCTATTACGTCTCACCAGTAGACCAAAACGCCTACCTAATTCTTGACAATGCCACTTTTGGCAGACTCGATTTCAATAGACTGGGGTATTAAATATGACTTTTCCAACTTTTTCGACTGGCGAGGTTTTGACCAGTGCGGCAATGAACGCTGTAGGATTGTGGCTAGTTCATGATGAAACACTAGGCAATAACCTTGGCTCGTTTACGCCAGCAAGTGCCGTATTTTCTTCAACTTATGACAATTATTTAGTTACTTACACAGGCGGCGCGTGTAGCGCGCAAGGTGACATAGGCATGATACTTGGTGCAACAACTAGCGGTTACGCGCACAGCGTCATTTACACGGGCTGGTCAAATGCACCAACAGTTGCCGCAGCTGGCGCGGTCTCAGGCGCAGGCGCTGCAAGTTGGGGCCGCGCTGGCATTGCTGAGTCTGACAGTTGTTTTTTACGTCTAGACATTTTTAGCCCCAACCTGCCCAAACGCACTATTGCTTGGGGCGCATTTGTCGGCTCAGACTCAACGCGTGTAGGCGGTTCATTTAGTGGTTTTCTTGCAAATACAACTGCTTACACAAACTTTACGCTTACGCCTAGTGCAGGCTTATTGTCTGGCGGCGTAGTAAGCGTATTCGGATATAACAAAGGCTAAAAATGCAAAAACCAAACATACAAATAAACGGCGAAGTGCGCGAAATGACTGACGAAGAGTTTGCCGCATTGTTAGAGACAGGCTGGACTTTAGAGGCTAAAGATGATTTGGAGAGCTAGTTTTGTGGCGCTCTTGTTTGCGTCAATCCTCGTAGCGTGCGGCGACCGTGAGCGCGTCAACTGCCCAGAAGTACGCACCAAAAACAAAGCTTTGCGCGCCGAAACGTCTATAACTGTTGACACCGCCAGCCTTGGCAGTACTCGAATACTGGCCGACAAATGCCCATAATCCCGCCACCACGGCACCCCGAAAGAATGACCAGCGAGCAAATAAAAGCGCGCCTAATCTTTGTTGTCGCGTGCGCGTTGTCGCTAACTTTTGTGGTTGCCACCATGTCGCTCATTTACGGCTTGCTATTTGTGACGCAGCCGCTTGACGTAAGCGATAACGACAAAAGCGCATGGGCAACCTTGCAACCATTGTTGCTATTTCTTACCGGCTCACTTGCTGGCCTACTCAGCGCTAACGGGCTAAAAGATAAACCGAAAGGCAAAACCGATGAATAACGACGACAAAAAAGGCTTACTAAAAATTGTGCGTGAAGCAGCTGCAAAACTCTTGACACGCATAGCCGACATGATTAGCCGGCCATGAATTACACCGGCACCACCGACGGCGCAGCATTAGGCAAACGCCCCGGCACCGAAAAGTTCGTAGACATCATTAAGAAAAAAGGTTTCACAAACCTTGGCACTTGGGCAGTACGTAACATGCGCGGCAGTGACCGCCTCAGCGTGCACGCCACAGGCCGTGCAGCCGACATTGGCTACAAAGACAAAGCCACAGCCGCCATGTGGGCTAACTGGTTGGTAGCAAACTACGAGACTCTCGGTGTCGAAGAGGTACACGACTACGCCGGCACCACAAAAAAAGGCACCGAGAAATGGGGCCGCGGGTGGCGTTGTAACCGTGACGGTAAGCCCGGTTGGAAAGACTGGACAGAAACCGCAAATGGTGGCTCTGGTGGCGGTTTGTGGTTACACGTCGAGTTAACACCAGCTATGGCCGATGACCCACAAGCGTTTGTATCGGCATGGAAAAGCGTACCGCCACCAACGCCGCCCGTTAAAACCGTTACAGCATAAGGCTTTTAGCGCAAAGGCGCGCAAAGTCTCAATAACACCATTAAGGTTTTTACCTATCCCGACGAAAGGCAGAAACTATGAAACGACTACTTGGCGTACTCGCCGCAGCTGCACTACTCATGCCGGCCACACAAGCTAGAGCGGCAGTAGAACCAAACTGCAACCGCTACAAGCCATTGGCGCTAGAAGTTGGCTGGCAGAAAAAAGACTTGCCACGGCTTATGCAAATATGTTTGCGCGAGTCTAAAGGCTTCGCCCGGGCTTGGAACCAGCGCGACCCATACACCGGCAGCTACGGCATTATGCAGATTAACGGCAGCAACAAACGGTTTCTTGTCGAGTCTGGGATAGTCCGTAAAGCCATGACCGAACTATGGTCACCCCGCAAAAACCTTAAAGCGTCATTGGCATTATTTAAGCGTCACGGCTGGGCACCATGGAAAGGCAACAGCGCGCCAAAAATTGTGGTATGTTGCACCCGTTAGTTATTTTCAACCCGACTAGAAAAGAGACAACATGGTAAACCCGACTGACCATCTAGACCAAGCA